ACAAGCAGCACAAGCAGCACAAGCAGCACAAGCAGCACAAGCAGCACAAGCAGCACAAGCAGCACAAGCAGCACAAGCAGCACAAGCAGCACAAGCAGCACAAGCAGCACAAGCAGCACAAGCAGCATGGCGGGCACGGGAAAAGGAAAGATGGATAGCCAAAAATGAAAGAGAAAAAGAAGAAGCAGAAACAGATGTGTTAATACATATAAGAGCACTGGGAAATGCATTGACACAAGCACAACAAGAAGCAGCGGGATGGACAAATAAAAATGCAACGGAGAATGCAGATATATATGTAGAGAAATGGAAAAGAAATAATGGAAAAACGTTGTTTGATAACTACGTAAACCGGTTAGATAATAAACAATATCCTGCAGCCAAGGTATATGTAAAGGAAATAGCAAATAAATTTAAACAGATAGAAAATGATTTAAAAATAATGCAAGAAGGAATACAAAAAGAAGAAAGTAATAAAGAAATTAAAATAAAAACACAATTTAAAAAGAGTTTGTTAACCATGTGGGACGACATGCGTACTAAGAATGATTTAATTAGTAAAAAAATAGAGCTTGAGCATGGTAGTGAAATAAAAATACATGAAGAGGATAATCCACAATTGACAAATAGTAATCATGTTTATATGTCAAAGAATATACCTGGAAACTTTACTGATTTACGAACTATGCTTTTTTCAGTTCAAAATAAATATACTCAAGAAGATAGGCGCTTGGTAAGTGTTGTTGTACCACAATATCCAGATTACGACGACACTCAATTTGCAATTACTGGAAGCTGTAAAGCCGGTGAAGATATAGAAAAAGCTGTTCAACGTGAAATTCTAGAAGAAATCGGTCTTTTTGTAGATATTTCTAATATTACCAAATTAGCCGTTAAATCATCTGTAACATACTTTCATGTTACACTAGAAAATAGTATCATACCGTCTGAAGCTAATTTACAACAAAAGACTGAAATGGTGGAAATGATGGAAATGGATGAAGTTGATGATGACAAAACAAATAAGGTATGTATTATTATGACTATGACATTAAATGAAACAAATATTAATAAAATTTATGGAAGAAATCGTTTAACATCATCTGATATTGCGGGGAAAACCATTGCGATAATACCACTCAAAAAAATGATAGAGTTTACAACTACAGCTAAATTTCCCGAAAAACTAAAGCCGAATTTCCCGAAAAACAAAAGCGGTCATACCACCAAAAGAAGTGATAAATTTGAACGATAAAAGTAAATTTCCATAATAATCATTTGTGAAATTATGAAGCCTAATAAATAATATAGTTAGATGTAAAATCATGTAAACAGTGCGAGTGTCCAACATCCGTGTTGATCACGGTGGTCAACATACATATACATGGGTACAATTCTTTTAATTCTTTTCGTATCAAAACGTTTTGTTTGTTACCTATTTATATAAATATCTATATATATTTAATAATTTTATTTTATTATATATTGTATATGAACATTGATATTACTAATTTACGTAAATATAGACTTTTATTAGAACCTCCATTTTTGAATTCTATAGGAAATGGTATAGCACTTTTTGATTTATTTTTAACTTTTTTTATAGCATATTTAATTGAACAATATATTTTACCTAAACTTAAAATATCTAGATTAGCTTATTATCTTTCATTAATACCATTAGGTATTATTATACATTTAATATTTAAAACAGAGACATTTTTAAGTAAACAACTATTTAATAATACAATAAATATTTATAAAATATTGATAATGATTATGATATTTATGTTATATAAAGAACTTATTAAAAAATTGAATAATAATTTTATTGTTATTAATAATATAAATAATAAATGGAAGAGTTAAAAAAATTATTTTATCAGTTAAAAACAATAGAAATTATAGAAATTAAACCAATTGAACCAATTGAACCAATTAAACCAATTGAACCAATTGAACCAATTAAACCAATTGAACCAATTAAACCAATTGAACAAATTAAACCAATTAAAATCAATTTAAATAATTGTATATTAGAACATTTAAAAACTAGTAAAATTAAATGTTCTAAATGTGAAAGATTTTCGCAATATAAAACGGTTGATGATAATACTTTTTTATGTTGGAATCATAGTTTAAAATAATTTATATTTCCTTATAAATATTAGTTTATAGACAAAATTTATAATTAGAAACTATAATAAAAATATTGAAATTAATTTATTTTTTAATTTAATTTATAATATTTAATGAAAACAAATGAATGTATTAAAGAATTATATACAAAAGTTAATTCTCTATTAGGAGAAATAGATAAAGAAGTTTTAGATACAATTACAAAACAAAAAAAAGAAAATAATAAATTATTAATTGATGAAAAAATAAAATTACTAAAAGATATATGTGATGGTGAAAACTTAAATTTTAATGAATTAAAACATAAATATTTAAATGAAAAAGAAAAAAAATATATTAAAGAAAAAGTTAATATATTTGAAGTATTAAATGAAAATTTATTAGATACCTTTGAACGTAATGGTGAAACTTATTTCTATGAAAATAAAGAAAAAGGTATAATTTATGATAAAAAAAGTAATAAACCGGTTGGTATAATAAAAAATGGTGAACCTATTTTTGATTAATTATTTCTAAAAGTCTTAATATAGATTTTTTATTCCATAATTTATATTTATTATGAAATTTTAAAATATTTTCTTCATTATATTCTTGATTTATAAATATATCAGTAAATTCTTTTAAATTACTATAACCTCCTAATAATAAATTTTCTCCTAATAATAATTTTTTCTTATCTTTTACAATATAAATTTGTGGAAAAGTATCAATTTCTTTAGTTTTATATTTTTCTTTATTTTTTTGATTTACTTTCAAACGTTTATATTTTATTTTTAAAGAATTAAGTAAATCAATTGCAGCTATAGAATAAGGACAATCTTCTAATGTTATAATATATAAATAATACATTAATTTATTTTAGAGAATAAAATCTAATATTTGAATAATATGACCGGAGGTGGATTAATACAATTATTAACGGTAGGAGTAGAAGATGCTCCTCTTATATTAAATCCAGAAATAACATTTTTTAAAACTGTTTATAGAAAACATACAAATTTTTCAATGGAACAAATAGTAAAAAACATAGGCATAAAAAAATTTGATTGTTTTCATCAATTTAAAATAGAAAAAGTAACCGATTTATTATCAGGATTACATTTTATTATTGATATACCCTATTTTAATGTTTTAAAAACTGTTACTTCTAAAATAATTGAGAATCCGGATATAATTAATATTAATGAACTTAGTATTATGTATAGTAATATTAAAACGTATTTATTTTTTGAATCAATATCTAATAAATATTATTTAATACCAGAAACTTTTTTTAATTTATCTGAAATTGATAATTTCACTAATAGTGTTGATAGTGTTGAATTACAACAAAATTTATTAAATGATTTATTTATTGAAAATAGAGATATTTTTCATAATATTCCATCTCAAGTTAATATTTTACAATTAAAAAATTCAACATTAAATCAATTGTTACCAGTTATTAGATTAAATTTTGATAATTGGACAGAATTTTGGCTTAAAATAATTAATAAAAAAGAAAATTTTAACTATTTTACTCGGTTACTTTCACAATTATCATTAATAGATAGTTTTAATAAAAGATTAAATTTAATTATTTATGACAAATTTAATAATTATAATATTTATTATGATTATAAAGAATATCTTAATTTTTCAGACGAAATAAAAAATTATTATTTATTAGAAAATAATAAAATAGAAAATCCAATATTTGATTCTGATTATGCCATAAATTATGCAATTAAAAATAATTTAGATATTGATAAGTGTAAATTAGAAACTATTAAATTTAATTCATTATTTTTTTTATTTTTATTACAAACTATTTATCCAGATTTTACAACTAATATTAAATCTTTTACTTTTTGGAAAAAATATAATTTATATGAAAATAATAGTATAAATAATGAATTACCAGTAACAACAAATAATTATTTTTTAGAATGGTCAAAAAGATTTAATTTTTATCAAGAAACATCTTATGGTATCGAATATGATAAATTAAATATAGAGATTTATAATATTTTTTTTAAAAAATATAATGAATGTGAAACAAATATTAATTTAGAATTTAATACAATAGATATAAAAGAAAAAGAAAAATTATGGTGTATTTTATATACAATATATTTACGTTTTAATAATAAAGATATTAATAAACCATTAAATAAAATTTGTTTTGATGATTATTTTAATCAAATTCCATATTTTAACAATGAAACAAGTTTCACAATAGAAGATGAAATAATACAAAATTTAGGTAAATATAAATCTTTAAAAAAAGAAAATTTAGTAAAAGATAATTTAAGTAATTTTGACAAATATGATTATATACAACCAGTTGATTTAGCATTATTATATGTATATTTATGTTATAATTATTTAGAGACAATTGTAAATGATAACATATTTTTAGATTATCATTTTTTAGTTTTATGGCGAAATAAAATTAATATTGCCTATTTTTTTAGAACTGCTGACATATTAGATAATTATAATTTAGATAATAATTCTTTAAAAAATGTATTTAATTTATTACATGATTATAATGAAACTAATAAATTATTAACTTTTTATCATAATATTAATTTAACACGAGAAATTAATTTAGACATAATAAGAGATGAGTTAATAAAAACAATTTATAGCGAATCTTTTTTTGGAACTGTTGATATTGAAACTAATAATTTAGATGTTAATGAAATTACTATTTCACCTTATCATGATAATTCTAGTAATTATGATATTAAAAATCAAACTATTGAAATATCAGAAGATTTAACAGTAAATTTTACAATTGAAAATGCAAAAATTATAATTAATAATTGGAATAGAAATAGTTTTAATCAATTATTTATTAAAAATAATGGTTCTTATGTCGAAATGTCAAATTTTGAAATAACAGATAATATAGTTTACATAAAAAATCAAAATTTAAATTTACATAATCTATCAACAATTGATATTAGGACTATAAATAAATTTAAAATACCTATTGTAAATATTAAAGATATAAGTAACAATTCATTAAGTAATACATATTGTGTAAGTAATAGAATCTTATTATATAATAATAGTACAATAAATAATATTAATAATAAACAAATTTTTTATGATATAAAATATGATATAAATTATTTTTATCAACTTGATATTAGATATATAGATAACTCAATTGAAAGAATAAATGTAGATTTTTCTAATAATTATTTTATATCAGAATTAGACTTACAATTTAATAAAATTAAAACTATTAATTTAGATTATATTAACTTAAATTTAGAATTAATAGCAGATGTTAGTAATAATAATATTTTCGTAGATACTCTTAATCAAAGTATTAGTTTTAAAGCCTCACTCTATCAACAAATCAAAGATACTGATGAATTTTGGTTAGTACCAACACATTTTAATAATAAAAAAATACCTAAACAAAATTTTACTCTTGTTAAAATTGATAGATCATATCAACCAGTTGGTTTGACATACTTTTTTAATATATATGGTCATATTAATCTAACATTTTATAAATATTCATTATTTAAATTTAACACAGATAAAACAAATAAACAATTAACGATACCTATACCTGAATTATTTTCTATTTTACATCATAAAGACAATCAATCTATAAATTATTCACTTAATCAAAACTTTTATCAATTACCTATGATTTTTAGGATTTTTCCTATAACTGGACCTAGTTTACCTTTATACATATTTTATAATATAAATATGTCAGAAAATGCATCTATAAAATTAAATAATAATACTGTAAATAAAATATTTCCAATTAGTTCAAGTCAATTTTATAAATCACCAACTAAAGATATACCAATAATGTTTGACTATAAAAATTTAAAAAATCAAAATTATATATCGAAACCAGATTTAGTTAATAAATTAATTGAAAAATTTGATGAAGTATTTATAAATAATTTATTATATGGAAATATTATAAAATTATTAGAAAAATCAAATAAATTATATAAAAATTTAATTAATGATTCAATTGAATTGTTAAAAAAATTAGGAAAATCAATCGAACATGTAATAGATACATCACAAATTATAAATGAAATAAATCTATTAAATTTTAATAATAGAGATTTTGATATATATTCTGTTCTAGCACCAAAATACTATAATACAAGTTCAATGTCAATAGGTATGAACACAATTAATATTTCAAATGAATGGTTTATTTTTAAACAAATTAAAGATATTTATAAGCCATCAAATAAAATTTCATCTAATTTATCAAATTATCTTAAAAATGTATCCAATACAATATTAGAACATATAAAACATATAACAGATAATAATGAAATAATAGAAATATATAATAGAAATCAATTTCAAGAAAAATATGATTATTATCATATATTATTAAATAGTATACAAAATAATTATTTAAATATTGATAATTATACTATTACAACCTTATATGATATGAATAATAATTATTCAAGTGAAAATACTAAAATTTATTTTAAGAATATGTTAATTGATATATCATCAAATAATATTGTAACTGGTAATAATTTATTTGAAATTACTGATGATAACTCACTATTAACAGAAAAATTTATTGAAAATAAAGATAATTATTCAAATGAAAAATTTAATTATTTAGGAGCAGTAGAATTTAAAAATGGAAATTTTAATTTTAATAATAATATTACAAATATTCAATATATACTTACAGATGATTTAGAAATTATTGATTTATCAAATGTTAATATGATTAATTTAAAAACTTATTATAACAGTTATCAAATAAATATAAATGAAAATTATATAAATGGTAATTTTACTACTACTAAATATATTTATGAATTAGAAATACCATCATATTCTGTAACTACTTTATTAAATAAAGGAATTTTAATTTCCGGTAATTATTATAATTTTTTTAAAAATAACAATTATATTTTAATTGGTGAAAAAGAACTAGTTTTAACATCTTATGCAATTATAGGTGATTCATCTGGAAGCATGAGTAGTTTTATTCCTACATCAACAATTGATATTCTAAATATTAAAATTGTAAATAATTTTAAATCAAATATAGACATGTCCGGTAATCATACTAATAAATTAATTAAAATTAATACTAGTGAATATAAATTAATAGATTGTATTTCAAATGGTATTGAAACATATTATTCTATTGAATCAACAACTAATATACAATTATATGATTTTTCTAAAAATCAATTACCACCTTTTAATATTATTAATAATAAAATTTCTTATAATAATGATAATAAAGATTTTATAATTGACAATTTTAATAATGATTATTGGTATAAATTAGATACAAGTATAATACAAGGAGTTAACTTAAAAAATTTAAATATTTCAGGAAATTATAATTTATATTTATATCCTAATAAATTTTTAAAATTAGTAGAGATATTTGAAACAGATATATCTTCAAATTTATATTATGTAGATGGTAGAATATTAAATCGTCGTTTAACTTTAACCAACTCGCATATTATCCCTAATTATAGTTATATATCTATTAATAATTATGTATATTTTATAAAAGATGTTTCATCCAATTATCTATTAGATGATTATTTAGTAGGAGATATTAATACAGCAACACGAGTTTATTTACTAGATAATTCACATTTTAAAAAGTATCCTTCCCAATATATTTCAATTATTGATACATCTTCAAACGAAACAATTTTACCAAATACACTATTAGATAATAATTTATATAATTTAGTACCATCGTATTCATATGATTTTAAATACAAACAAGAATCAGAATTAGATTTATATGTTAATTTTTCATCTACTCAATATAATTTTATTAGACCAATAAATTTTACATTAAATACTTTGGTTTTTCGTATTAAATTAAGTAGTAGAGACTTATCTTCAAATTATGGAAATTTTTTATGTTATAAACAAAGTGATTTAATAGATAATAAAATATCTGGCAAAATTACAGATATAAAAAATAATCGTATTAATGGTCTACGTAGTATAGATAATAATTTTAGTATTTCAGATATTTCAGGGACTGAATTTACATTAATAAGTAAACAAGGACTACAAAAATATAAATTATTTAATAGTAATGAAGAATTTACATACATATGGACTTTATTATTAGATGATAATAACTATACAAAATTTGATATTCAATTTTCAAATAAAATTTTAGATCCAATTATTATTAATAGTAATAGTAATTCCACATTAGTAGTAGATTTATCAAATTATACTGTAAATACTAATAAATTATTAGATGTATCTAATAAAAAATTATATTTTAATAATTATTTTACAAATATTACTAAAAAACAAATATACTATTCGTCATTTATTATTGGAGAATATAAATTAGAAAAACTTGAAAATAATTATAATAGTTCTGATATAATTTATTGTAATTTAGATGAGCTTGGAATTATTCAAGAAACTGATATAAATGGTAATGAATTATTAATAGAAAATTTTGATATTTATAAATATATAATATTACTTGATACTAATTCAAATTATAAATATTATAATGTTTTATCATCTAATACATTACTTAATAAAATAATAGTTGATGGTGAAATTGAAAAAAAATTATATAATGCTTATGGATTTAAACGTAATTTAATTTTTACAAAAAATAAAAGTTCTATTTGGAAATCATTAACAAATTATTATTTAAATACTAATAAAAATTGTTTATTTATTGATGATATTATAATGTTTAATAATAATATTTTTAAAGTAATAGGATTAAATTCTTTTAAAAATTTATATGAAATAGAATTAATTAGAAAATATAATGATTTAAAATTATTTAGTGATGGATATTATCTTTTATATAGTAAAAATATAGTTCCTAATATTCCTAAATTTGAACCAATAGTAGATTTTACAATTGATGATACAAATAATAATAATTATAGATTTCGTATATATGAAAATGAATTTTTACAAATGGTAACACCAGGTGAATCAAAAAGATTTTGTATTAAAGAAGGTAATGATATAATTTTATACTATAAAAATGGTAAATTATATAATCCATTTAATTATTTTTTAAATAATAATGATTATATATTTTTACCAAATATAATTTTATCAAATATAATAGGAAAATTAATAATTTCTTTTATTTTTAATGATGTAATTAATTTACAAACTACTTTTCTATATAATGAAGGCTATTATACTTTTCATTATCCTTATCAACCTTGTACTATGGAAAATTTAATTTTTGACAATAATGGTATTTTACTAAATTATTATAAAAAAAATATAAATTATTATTTTGAATATAAAAATGCATTTTATAAAGAAATAGAGAAAATACCAGATTATGAACCAAATACAATATCTAATTCTGCATTATATACACGAGTTATAAAAATTCCTAAAAATCAATTTTATTTTGAAAATAATAAAAATAATTATATGGAAGGTAAGTTAATTGAAAATAATAAAATTGAAATTATTAATGAATATTTATCAAATGATAGATTTTTTTATAATCAGCCAATTAGAATTAATAATACAATTAAATTAATTAAATTAAAAGAAGATACTTTTAATCGGTTAATAGTTACTAATGATTTTATATCACAAGATTTAGATTTAGAAACAAATAATAATCAGAATCTTAAAATATATTTAGGAAAAAAAAATATACAAAATATATATTCAAATTATTTATTAGATAATGTTAATTATTTAAAACCAAAAATAAATATAGGTAGATTTGATTATTATTATATTTTAAATGAAAATACAACTAATGAAGAAATTATTTATAAATCATTAAACGATTTAGATTTATCTAATAATTCAGAAAATTATATGAAAGGAAGGTTAAGGTTTCCAAATATATTAATATTTGAAGATAATGTTTTGCTTCATGATAGTTCTTTTAATTTTTTAAATTATAATAATAGTTATCATATTTTATTAGAAAAAATAGAAACTAATCAATATGTATCTCATTTATGTCAAATTAAATTTCAAAATAAATTAAAAATATTTACTCCTATTGAAAATTATAAATCTAAATTTTATTTAGATAAAATTTATCCAATTAAAATAAATATAGATAATACATTTGAATATTTAGATTTAATAATATATAAACAAACAATTTTAAATAAAAAACCATCTAATGAAATTGAAATAAAAAAAAAATTTAATATATCAGTAAATGGAATAATTGAATCACTTAATAGTTATACATTTAGAGTAGAAGTAAATATTGGTGATTTATCAAATTATATTAATAATTCAACAATTTATACTAATAATGATACATTATGTAATATTATACAAGATAATACAAATTCGTTATATTATTTAGAAACATCTAATTATCCAGAAAACATTGAATATTTGTATATTAAAGAAATTAATTACATAAAAAAATTAAAAAAAGAAAACTTTGACTATATATATGAAAAATTTAATGAATCACGAACTTTTAAACTATTAGAAAAAAATCCTACTAACGAATCAATTAAATTACCACTAGAATTAGAAATAAATTATAATATTAATCAGTGGTCTATAATAACTGGACCTGATTATAATTTAACATCTTATATAATAAATAATAGCTCAAATGAACTTATACGTATAGATAATGCTTTAGTCAAGAACATTACAGATAATGAAACAAATAATGATAATTATTCTGTTGATAATTTAAATAATATAATTACTATTGAAGAAAAAAAAGATGTGTTTAAAATACCTGAACAAATTATTTATATTATTAGAAGTAAATATCAATTATTAAATAAAACATATATTTATTTTAATAATATAACAACAAATATTTTTGATGAATCTACTTTACAATGTGATATTGAAAATATTTTTGAAATTCTATTTTTTGAAACTGATTTTTATCATTCTATTTTATTTAATAAATTAAAGCCTTGGAACTCTTGGTCTATTTTAACAAATAATGAATTAGAAAATAGTAAAATTTTAATTAGGGGACCTTTAATTTATGATTTATCTGGATTAAGAACACATGTACAAAATGAACTTGTATATTTTACAAATAATGAATTTTCTGATTTATCACAATCATTATCATCTAAAAATTTTTCTATAGACAAATATAATAAAATAAAATATTATCAAGAAAAAATATATTCCTATTTAAATTCATTTTTAAAATATTCAGAATTTTGGGAAAACCCCTCAAAATATATAAATAATTTTGCTATTGATATTAGTTCTCAAATTATATTTGATGGATTACATTTAAAATTAAATGATAAAGAAATAGATGATATAATTATAAATAATCAATTTGATATATCATATAATACAATACATACAATTTATTATATTACCAGAAGTAAAAGTAAAATACAAAATGAAATATATAATTTTATTAATAATATAAAAAATGATAATTTATATGGAGTTAATATTTTAGATGTATTAAAAGAATTAGTAAAGATATCAAATAATTTAACTAATATTAAAGATATAATAAAAAATAGTTCTTTTGAAACAAAAAATTTTACTGATTTACTATTAAATGTTCTAGAAAATGAATTATATGGTAAAAGTTCTAACTTAGATATTAATTTAACTGAATTAAAAAAATTATTTGTTGTAGAAAATTTTCAATTAAATGATAATGATAATGACATCAAAAATAATATTATTACATTTGATACATCTTATAATTTTGTAAATAATATTTTAGAATATCCAACTGATACTTTTAAAATTATGAATATGGTAAACATACCATATAATATTAATTATTCTATTGATACTAAAGATGGTTTATATTTATATAAAATAACTTTGTTAGATGAAAAATATAAATCATATATTATATATAAATTAGATTTTTTAAGTGGAATAAATACATTAATTGAACCAATAACAATAAATAATCCTTTAGTTTTTAATAATCAAATTAATTTTTATTACAAAGAAAATTTTGATATTAATATTGATTATGTAATTTCATCATTTAAAACTTATGATGTTTCAAGTGAATTTTTAGGTTATTTATATCAAGTTGATATTTCATCAATTAATTTTAATGATTTTACAACAATTAAATATAAACAAACAGAACTTACTGCATATGATAATTATTTAGTATCACTTCCATATATAGAATCTTTTTCATCTTATATTCAAGCAGAAACACCTATTGGTATAGATAAATATGAATATGATATATCAAATACTAAAACAAAAATTAGTTTGATAAAATTAAATATTTCTATTAATATTACATCATCTCAATATAGTGTTTATTATAATGATGATTCTAAATATTATAAAATAATAGATATATCAAAAAATATTATAACAATTGATAGTATAATTAATAAATTTACCAATCCAAAAATAGTTGTAACTATTAAATCACCAACTAATTATATATTTAATAATACTAAATTATATCGTTTAACATTAGATGAACCATTAATTAGTTATGCTGATTATATTAATTTTAAAAATGTGCCAAATAACTTTTTAATTAATGATAAAATAAAAGTAATTGATATGAAATTTATTACTGATAGTATTGTTGATGTTATAATTAACTCTTCATTAAATAATACATATAAAATTAATAATTTAGTTCATTATGCAAAAATTGGTGAATATCCACCTGAACCAATTAAAGTATTAGATACAACAAATCAATATTTATATACAATTAATAAATTTGTTCCATTTAATGATATTTCAAGTTGTTTTATTGTATATGATATAAGTTATAATAAAAATAGTAATAGTACAGTATATATTGATAATTTTATTAGAAATATAGGAACAGCTAATTACAATTTATCAACTAATGTAATACAAGATTTATCTAGTATTAAATTTATAACAACTAGATATTTAACAAATGAACAAATGCAATATAATGTATTTGGTGGTGTAATTAATACATTTGATATTTCTAATTATATATATAATTCATCTAATAAAACAATAACATTTACAATTCCACAAAAATTAATTTTAGATTTAGATTATTATTATATTTTAAATAATACTTATTTAGACATTTCAAATATATCAATTAATCAAAATAATTTAATAATTAATTGGATTAGTGGTGTAATTTCTGGAATTATTGTATTTAAACAAGTTATTATAGAAAAAGAAATTATTAAACCTATACTTAATCAGATTTATAATATTGAATTATTTAATAATTTTGATTTAAATACTAATGGTTATTTACAAGTGCTTAATAACGAAGGTAATGAAGTAGGACAATTTATTTATAAGATAAATACAAGTATAAATGATTTATTAAATACATATGATGTTTTAATTAATAATTCAAATATGTTAAAAGGCACAATATTATATAAAAACCCATTATATATTATTACAAATGAATTAATTGGACATATTTATTCTTTAACAATAGTTGATACATCTATAACTTTAACTGATATTAGTGGAGTTTTAATTCAAAATACTTATATACCTTATGAAATTTATAAATCAAATGGATTAAAAAATTATAGTTTATTAATAAATAATAATATTTTTAATATAGAGAATCTTAATTTTTTAAGTACTGATAAAAATAAATTTTCAATTATAGGTAGATATGGAAAATTTAAATTAGAAAAGATGTATCAAAATCAAAAAATAGAACCTACTCCAGAATTAGTATTTAATCTTCAAAAAAAAATAAGTTATGTTAAACAAAATCAAATAGAAACTGTTAAATTTAATTCAGATATTTATAAAAATATTTTTGAAAATATTGATTTTTGTATCGGTGAGCAAATAATAGAAAGATTAGATAAAACAACATTTGAAATACAATATCAATTTTTAAAAGATCCACAAAAAAAGAATCAAATAGAAAAAGTTACAAAAATTTATGATTATGAAGGAAAAATGAGATTAGTTATACCATTAGAATTTTGGTTTAATAATCAAGCCAATATGTATTTACCATTAATATCATTACCATATACAGATGTATCTATTAAATTTAAATTAAATAAATTAAATCAAATTTTAGATTCTAATTATACTATTATATCTGAACCAGAGATTAATATTCAAGTTAATATTGATGGTATTATTTTAGATACATTTGAAAGAGATATGTTTGGTAATAATAAACATGAATATTTAATTGAAAGATTTATGCAATATCCAGATAATTTAATAGATAAAACTAGTTCAGTAATTAAAATGATATTTAAAAATCCTATAAAAGATATATATTATAAAACAGAAGTATCTGGTAGTTCTGATACATGTTACTATACAACAAAAATTATTATGGATGATTGGCAAAAAGAATATAAAAATAAAAGAGCATTATATAATGAATTTATTACAACTAGAATTTATACAAATAATAATTCTAATTCTAAAGAATTTGAAATAATAAGAATAGCAATAAATGAAAATATATTACAAAATTCAGATAGATATAATTTATTTAATAATTCAAAAATATTAAGAAATTATGATATGGAAATGACAATATATTTAGATGAAAAATATCAAAAAAATTTAAAATTAGAAAGAAGAAAATATGATTTAGAATTATATTATACAAAAATTTATAATTATAAAGAAATAAAAACACCTATTCCAATAATAGATTCTATGGTAATAAAAGCAAATGGTAAAGATTTATTTAAAGAAATTAATCATACATATTTTAATAAAATAATACCATATCAAAAATATTTAAATTCAGTCGATATAGGTTATTATGTTTATTCATTTTCTTTAAATCCTTTAGATAATCAACCTAGTGGACATTTAAATTTTTCTTTATTTGATGATATTGTATTGAAATCTGAAAATAATCATCAAGTAGTAACTAAACAAGTTATCTTGAGAACTATTGTAAAAGAATATAACTTATTAAGAATTATGAGTGGTTTATCTTCATTAGCATGGATAGATTAATAATATTATGCATGATAACCTAAACCACCTAATCCATTAATTACTCTAAATAAATTTAATTGAATTCCATATGAACGTAATCGAATAGGATTTTGATAATTTACAATTTTATTACAATTTATTTTAATAAATGCATCATCAATTTTGCTAAAATTTAATGTACCAGAAGGTTGATATTCTGTTGGATTAATTCCAAAAGAAAACATATGAATACCATCTTGAGGTGAAACAAATTTATTTTGATAAACTTGTATATATGTATAATACTCTGATTTATTTAATTCCATTCTATTAATAGAATTAAGTACTAGATGTTCAGTTTCTATTATTTTATTAGATATTGAAACTATTGGGTCTAATGTATAATTAAATAAATCATTAGAATCATAATTTGATAATAATTGGGCTTTCCAAAAAATAATTTTTATTGGATTATAATATGGTATTTTATAAGAGATATTTGTTGAATAAAATGTTTGCTCTTGTATATTTTGAACAACTGGAACTAAATATTCGTGTTCATTATTAATAAAAATAAATCTTTCATCATTATCTAAATAAATATAATTTACTAATAAGTAAGAGTTTTGTATAGATGGTAAATTAAATCTGAAATAATCTTCATCTTTAATAACAATTTGAGAAGATTGTAGATTTTGTTGAAAATTAGTTTCATCTCCAGTAATAATATAATTTATATCATTTTCTGTTGGAGGAATTAAAAAATCGTCTTTAATTTTATCATAATATAATAGTCCTTTTATTCCATCAAAATAAGTAAATTTTCCAATAATATTTCGATTACCAACTGTTTGTCTTATTATTTCGCCTTTTTTAAATAATGTAAATGGTTCAACTGTTTTAACATAATGTGTTGGCGACTGAATATAACATTTATTAAAATCATTAAATTGTACATGAATCTTAATATCATTATGAACCATTGCAATTATTGGTAAAGCTAATCCAGAATCTTGACAAAACCAAAAATTTAAAGGTATATATAATTTATATGAATTTTTACCATTGGTATAATTTGTAAGAATATCTACATTTCCTAACATTTTATTTAGCCCTTTTTTTAATCCCAAGTTAATTACTAATTCACCCCAAATATTAAGATAATCACCAAAATGTCTATCAATTAAAATTCCACCAATTTCTAAATCGATATAATTTAATAAAGCTAATCCTATTTTTTTAACCCAAGCAAAATTTTTAATTCCTGAAGATAATGTAGAATGATTTTCTTTAATTATATCTGGTAATTCAACATATAAATATATACTACCTAATAAATCTGCTGTTTTTGATAAATTTACAGTTACTCTTCTTCCAAAATCAGGTGTTGATTTAAAATATTGAGCTACTGTTTCTATAGAAAAATTAGTATGTCTTTTATATGCTATTTTAAAAAAAGTTATTTCAGGTTCAGAAGATAAATAAATATTTTCTTTTCCTACTGAAACTAATAATAATAATCCTAAACCCATTATTATTAGTTTAGATACTAATCTTTTAATTAGTTTTATAAATAATTAGAGATACATTTATATTATTATTTTTTTTATTATCTACTAATTCTTTAATATCTTTTATTTTAATTTTTTTCTTATTATTATATTTTATATATTATTAGATAAATCTAGACTAATCTTAAAACAGTCTAATCTAGCTTATGGTTGTACCACTCGGAGTTATAAGAATACTAATTGTATGTTGTAAATTTGCACTTTTTTGATCAATATTATTAATTAATTTTCTTTCTTTTTCAGCAAACTCTTGTAAAAATTGTAGACCTACTGTATCTTTAATATCTTTCATATCATAACCTTTTTCTATAATAGCTTTAATTAAAACATTAATATATTCTCTAACTTTTATTAATTTCTGTTCACTTCTTTCTAAACTGGAAATATAATTATAAATACGAGCTAAATCGTTATCATCAATTCTTTTACCTTTTTCTTCTAATAATTGAATTAATTGTTTAAGACTGGATTTAATTAAAATAGAACTATTTAAACCACCACCATTCATTAATAAATTAGTTTTTAAAGCATCTAAATTCATTATTAAATCATTATAAGAAGTTAAACCACCACCATGCATACCACCTATAACAAGTCTAGGTATACGTTTAGGCATGTCATGTATTTTTGCAGTCTTAATAACAATATTAAATTTATTATCAATTTTTTCAACTTTATTAATTTTTTCTTTAATAGCATCAAAAACTAGTCTTACATTAGATTCTATTTTGACACCGCTTTTTTTTGTTAATTCTTTTATTGCATCATCAACAGAATCTTTATAAAAGCCGAGCTGTTTTGCTAAATTGCGCGCAACATAATAATCCATTGTATCTACATCAATTTGTTTAGAAAAGTCTTGCTGATTGAATGCTTCAACACACCCTATATCATCGGAGATTAAACATTTTCTTAATAAATCAACACATTGTTCCCCATCCATTGTATCACCACATAATTTTCTACTATCTAATATGTCATCTTTTGGTTTTGGAATTTTTTTATCATAAGCTGTTAAAAGATTTACTATTGATTGTTCATCATTTAATTCTACTTTTCCTAATAGTGCTTTAAAATTGTCATCGTCTGAAGCCATATATATATCATATATTAGAAAATATTTTAAAAAACTAAATATTTTTTCTAAATTAATTTAATGTTTAGTTTAGAAAAAAAATGGTTATTATTAATTGCTTTACTTATTATTATTTATTTTTTTATTTTTACTAAAGATTTAACAACTTGTTCAAATACTAAAGATACTTTTTCAAATTCAGAAAATAAAAAATCTAATTTAATTAAAGTTTATAATTTTAATACTTCATGGTGTGGTTATTCTGTTCGTTTTCAACCTGAATGGGAAAAATTTGAAAAAGAAATAGAATCAATTGATAATTTATATATACAAGCATATGATATTAAATGCGATGATACAAATAATAAACAAATGTGTAATGATTATGAAATTCCAGGATTTCCTACTGTAATTATAGAAAAAGATAATGAAAAAATTGATTATAATGGTCCTAGAACAGCTAATGCAATAATTGAAACTATTAAAAATTTATAATTAAAATAATTCAACATTTTTTTTTAATTCCTGATAAAATTCTAATTCTTTAATTTTATCTAATGGAAATTTATCTATTCCTAATAAAGCTCCATACCAAGCTCCTGATATTGCACCAATAGAATCATTATCTCCAAAGAAAAAAACATTATTAAAAAATAAAGTATACCAATTAAATTCAGGATTATTAATATCAACATTTAAATTATTATCAGGAATAGTAGATAATAATAAATTATCATAAGCAATAATAACAGATTCTAAACCAGTCATACCTATATTTTCATATCCTCTCATTTTATTATGATATTTAATTGGTGTATAATTAAGTAAATCTTCAAATTTATTTTTTGGATTAATAAAAATAGGTAAATTTCTATATTTCATTTTTGATAATCTTAATTCATTATATTTTTCCCACCAAAGAAAATAATCATTAATTTCTATTTCAACATTTTTTTTTGAATATTTAGAAATCAATTTTATAAAAAAATTTTTTTTATATAATTTAATTAAATTTTTTGACCACTCAAAAGGATTTATATTATTTATTGCATAAGCAGTAAAAAGTGCAGATATAATACCACCTAAATATCCCATTGGATAATTATGTGTTACTAATGATGCTATTAATGCCTCTTCACAAACTTTATCATAATCTTCATAATATTTTAAACCAATTGGAGCTGTTCTAATAGCACAACCATTTCCACCATGACTAGTTGAATATTCAATACTTTTAATTGATTTAGTTAAACGAATTTTTTCTAATGATGATAATGTAGCATTACCAGATGATCTTTTATTATCTTTTAATAATTCATAATATTTTAAATATGAATTAATATAATTTAGTTCACCTCCCCCATTATTAACAGCTTCACAAGTTGCTAATAATAAAATAGTATCATCTGATGAATTAAGTGTATTAATATCTATTTTATCAATACCACCTAACATAGTATAATGATAAATAAAAAAATAATTCATAATATTACCTTCATTAATTGTATCTATTTTATTACCATAATTAAATTCCCATTTAGAATTAAAATAACCAAAAGTTTCTAAAAAAGAAGCAATATATAAACATCCTTCTACTTTATTTTTAAATAATATTTTATTCATTATTATACTTAATAAATTAATTTATAAATATTGTGTTTAATCTATTTTTTTATATTTATAATAATAATGTCTAAACCATTAGTAAGTATTAATTTTAACGAGTTAAAATTTAGTTTATATGAAGTTTTAGGATTAACAAATGAAGCTAGTGAAAATAAAATAAAAAAAAGTTTTAAAAAACTATTAATTGAATTACATCCTGATAAAAATCCCGATTCAAATGAAGAAATATTTAATCATATTATAATAGCAAATCAAGTATTAGGTAATCCTATTTTAAGAAAAGATTATGATAATTATTTACAAGAAAAAGATAATCAAATATCACATACAGATTTAAAAAATACTTTTGATTCTGTTATTAAAGATGTAGAAAAAATGTTTCCAGTAAAAGAAGAAGCAACTAATAAATTTAAAAGTAAAATAGAAGAATTAAATAATAAACATGGTGTTAATAATAATTTAAATAGTACAAATGTAATAAATCAATATGAACAATTAAAAAAAATGAGAGATTCACAAATAAATATACCTCAAGAAAAAATATCAAATACAAATGATTTTAATCAAAAATTTGAATCTAGAAAAGATACAGGCACCTTTAATACTCAAATAATACAAGTAAATTCAAATTCTACTTTAGGAACATATCAACCAAATGATGCTTTAGTTGGAATTAGTGATTATTCAAAATTATATTTAGAAGATAATGTATCTACTGGTAGTTATACAAGTTTAAATATGGCATTTAAAATTCAAAAATTTGATTCTAATATATCAGAAAAATCTTTAAAAGAAAGAATGGAAGAATATAAAAATCAAACTAATCAATATAATACTAGAAAACATGGTGATTTTTCATCAAAAAAATTTGATGATTGGTCAAATTCTAAATAATTTGCTCTAAATACTCTTCGGTAGTTTTATATCCTAATTCAATTAATTCTTTTTTATATTCATATGTTAAATCAAATTTTGTAAACTCTGATTTTGGATTTATAATTTTAATAATATTCTTATAATCTAAATTTAAATTTTTTTCAC